GAGATTATTCAGGGGGCAGTTACGTCTTCTGTCTGCCTGAAGCTCCTCCGCCGCCTTCCGAACATGCCCCGGGCCTTGCAGCGGATGCCGGTTCTGAACGCCTTGCCTATCGCTTACTTCGTCTCTGGCGACACCGGACTGAAGAAGACCACCGAAGCGGCGTGGGGTAACAAGTACTTGAATGCCGAAGAGATTGCCTGCATCGTCCCGATTCCTGAGTCAGTCCTGGACGACTCTGCCTATGATATTTGGGGTGAGGTAAAGCCCCGAATCGTCGAGGCCATCGGGATGATGATTGACGCGGCAATCCTGTTTGGGACCAATGCCCCTGTGGCATGGCCCACCAATATCGTCGCCGCTGCTACTGCTGCTGGCAATGCCGTTGCCCTTGGCGGCGGTGGGCCGGATATCGCAGACGACCTTGGAGGCGTCGGGGGCGTTATGGCCACGGTCGAGAATGACGGGTTCGACGTTTCCGGGTTCATTGCCCACCGTTCTATCAAGGCCCGGCTCCGCGGCCTCCGGACGGCAGACGGTGACCTGATCTTCCAGCCGTCCCTGACCGTCGGGACCCCAAGCAGCCTGTACGGCCAGCCCATTGAGTACCCGGACAATGGCGCTTGGAACCTCCTTCAGGCACTCGTTATCTGCGGGTCGTTCCGTGAGGCCGTCTACTCGATCCGGCAGGATCTGACCTATAAGATCTTGACGGAGGCCGTAATCACCGACAACGCCGGTGCCATCGTCTACAACCTCCCGCAGCAAGACATGGTGGCCCTGAGGACCGTTATGCGGCTTGCGTGGCAGGTCCCGAACCCCATTAACCGTATGCAGCCCACGGAAGCCAACCGGTACCCGTTCGCCGTCCTTACCCCATAAGCAGGGCCCAAGAGTCAACCACCTTAGATACGGGAGGGAGTAAAAGTGACGAATGGTTGGTATCCGGAGAATCCTAACCTTGGGCAGGAGATCCAAGGGGCACCGGGGTCAGGACTGCGAGTAGACAAGGGCTTCCTGGCCCACTATCAGGCAGTCCCTATTGCTGCTGCTGACGACTATGTCCATGCCGCAATTACCCTAGCAATCGGTGCAACCCAGACCATCACTGCGAACATCACCAACCCAGACGTCTCCAGGATCCTGTCAATCACCGGTAACGCGGCGACTGCCGTTGGTAACGTGGTTATCGTAGGTACCAACGCTGCTGGTGTAGCAATCACCGAGACGATTGTCTCCACCGGTGCGGCGACGGTCGCAGGCCTCCTGGCCTTTAAGACCGTGGCTTCAATAACCGTCCCGGCCCAGGGTGCTGGGGGTGACACCATCTCAGTCGGTGTCGGAGATGCCCTTGGCCTTAACCACTACCTCACTCACAACACGGTCCTAGCTTCCTACCTCAACAACGTCCTTGAAGCCACGGCTGCTGCTGTAACTGTCAGTGCCACGGTCCTTGAGGAGAACACCGTAGGTCTAGATACCGCGTTGGACGGCACTGTAGTAGACATCTACTACATGGTTTAGGTCCCTGTGACTATCCTTAAACTAAACAGGAGGGGCCTAAGATACGGCCCCTCCTAGGAGGGAACCTGGCATGGCAGTCCTCACTGTTGGGTTAATCGCATTGACTGGTCTGAAGCCGGTCCTGGTTTCTGCTGCGGTGGGTGGAGACAGCTTCGCTAACAATGGCTTCACCTACCTCCACGTCAACAATGCAAGTGCCGCCCCTACCACGGTCACTGTCCACGGCCAAGGTAACTGTAACTACGGGGTAGAGCATAATGCTGTAGTTACCGTGCCCCTTGCTGAGGAGCGGCTCATCGGGCCGTTCCCACCCCGTAGGTTCAATGACACCACCAGTCAAGTCCAGGTTACCTACTCGGTTGTCACTACCATCACCGTTGGTGCGTTCAAGGTCAGTGGGTAGATACTAGGGGTCTACCTCCCATAAAGACCGGTCCTGCTGATGAGATCCCCGGTTGCTGGGACCTATCTATCCCGGTCTCAGAAAGGCCTCAGCAACCCCATTAAAATAGGAGGCTAACCAGTGGGGTATGCAACGGTTACTGAACTCGCTACCTACCTAGGAGTGGGTGGGGGTACCCTACCTGCAGATGCCTCCCGTCTGCTTGAAAGGGCGGGTGACCTAGTCAAGCTCGCCACCCTTAACCGGGGGAATGTAGCAGACGTAGAGCAGAAGACGGCTCTGCGAGATGCTACCTGTGCCCAGGTTGAGTTCTGGCTGTCTGTTGGGGAGGACCATGCTGTAACTGGGGAGTCCGGTGGGGTCTCAATCGGGTCACTCCGTATAGACAACCTCCCCCAACAGCTTGCGCTACGGGCATGGAACTACCTGTTCCTAGTTGGGCTCACCTTCCGTGGTGTACCAATGGGACCTAGGGAGGTTAACTGACCCATGAGGGTGTCCCGTTCCCTGCTCCCCCACAAAGTGTATATTCGGTCTCGGGAAGGCGACAGTGCCTATGGCACTGTATGGGGTGGGTGGAGGCTAACACCAGCACGGGTTGAGTCTAAGATCACCAAGGTCCAACGCAGCATTGACTCGTCTGTGGTAGAGATAGTGTGTAGTTCCAGGGGGTTCCTGCCTTCAGGCACTATAGTCAATGCCGATGACCAACTAATGCATGGGGATAGGACGTACCAGGTAGTAGAGGTCCTATCTCAGTACGGGTTGGCATCTGAGGTATACGTTGAGGTCTTGCTGAAATGAGCACAAAAGACCTCACCGTAAAGCTAGATTGGAGTGGAGACCACGCAGCAGCAGAGGTTGAGAGGGCAGGACGTAGTGGCCTGGAATCCGCCCTGGAGTTTGTCCTAGAAGAGGCAAACCGAACCATCCCCCACCGGGAAGGTACGATGCAGCGGTCGGGCCAGGTTAGTATGGATAAGAGGAAACCTGTTGGTACAGTGTCCTATGATACCCCCTATGCACCGCGGCAACATGAGGATCTCCATGCACGCCATGCACCAGGCCGGAGGGCAAAGTGGCTGCAGTTAACCTTAGAGGAAAACATGTCTGCTATAGCTGACTACCTTAAGAAGGGGTTATCTAGGGCCCTTGGAGGGAAGTAACAGGTGTCAATTGTTGATGAGATGGCCCAGTACCTCCACAATCAAGGCGTTGGAATCTTTGACCCTGCTGGGGTTGGGGGCAATATATTCATTGGGAAACTTCCCCAAGACCCAGATGAGGCCATAGTTCTGACCCAAACTGGTGGGGTATTAAACGATATTAAACATAGTTATGACACAATTTCCGTCCAGGTTAGGGTACGTGGGACTCAAGATCCCCGTACAGGGTTGGTAATCGCAGAGTCAGCCTATAATTATCTGCACGGGTTTGGCAGTTCCACCTTTATGGGGGGTGGTACGTGGGTTGTTAGTTGCACTGCTTTGGGCCCTCCCGGGTCAATAGGGGTGGACGAGAATGGGAGGTACGAGTACACTATCAATCTCCATATCGAGGTCTGGTTGAAGACTATCCATAGGGAGTGATTTCCGGTGGCAGTTAAGAAGCTCCTTGCCCGGGATTGGGTGTTTGAGGTCCTTGACGGGGTAACCTATCTAGAGATAGGTGGCATTGAGAAGTTCTCCGTCGACCCCAAGTCAACCGAGACCGACACCACTGACTTTGCGAGTGCTGGGCATGATGAGCACCTAATCACGTCTCGTGGTGCTAGCATCAAGCTCGACGGATTCCACCTAGAGGACCCGGCTGATGGAGATCGGGATCCAGGTCAGGCCAAGATAGAGGCCTTGGCCTTATTGACCGGTAACGACAGCCTCGGGGACTTCCGGCTTACCTCTCCTGGCGGCGTTGTCTGGACCTTCAGTGGCTCTGCAGAGGTTGCAGGACCCTCTGGAGGCAAGAACGACCCTGCCTCCTGGGCTGCAACTATCAAGGTTAGTGGTCCTGTAACCGTCTCATAGCCTGCAACCGTACCATAGGAGGTAGTTAGGGTGTCTAGTTACCGTGATTTTGATGCTATGTGGGCTGAGCACTTACAGGAGCCCCACACTATCAAGGTGCATGGGAAGGAGTATAAACTCCCCCCTTCCATCCCTGCTGGTGTGGTCATTTCCCTGCTTCGTGCCCAGGTTGGGGGTGGCCTGTCAAACCAGGCCACATTGGGACTCGCCGAGTACGTCTTCACCCGTGAGGGGCTTGACCAGATGTGTCAAGATGGCCTCACTATGGACGAGCTAGGTGAGGTCCTTAAGTGGGTTCTCGGGGAATACGGGGGCGGGAAGCCTGACCAGCCTGACCAGGTTAAGGAAGAGGTAAAGGACCCTACCTTTCCAGAAGAACCCAAAGCCTGACCAGGACCTGATAGTTCAGCACTGGGCCTGTATAGAGGCTGACTTCCAAAGGGAGTACGGGATTGACCTTCCCACTCAGCTTGGTACGATAACGTGGCGCAGGTTCTGCGTTCTAGTGCGTGGGTTAGGACCGAATTCAGTGACGTTTTCCATGGCCAGGCCCAAGGCACAAGATGAGGTAATTACCGACTCTGTAGAGGCGGAACAGTATGTTCTAGGTGCTCTAGGCAGGTGAGGTTTCCTTGGCACTGAGGGTTGGAGAGTTATATGCCCTTTTGAGGCTAGACTCAGATCAGTTCCATGCAGGCCTTAACAAGGCTAAGGCGGCAATGCAAGGGGCAGCTACTGGCAGCAAATTGCTGCTAGGAGGCCTTGTAGCCGTTGCCGGTGCTGCAGGCATTGCCGCACTTAAGGGCGTCGTTCTTGCGGCATCTATGGAGCAATCTAAGGTTGCCTTTGGAACTCTCCTTGGCTCGGCTGAAAAGGCCGATAAGATGCTGAAGGATCTATGGGACTTTGCAGCCCGGACACCCTTTGAGTTTGAAGGACTACAAAACTCTGCCCGAATGCTGTTGGCCTTCGGGTTTGAGGCAGACAGGATCATTCCTATGATGGAGGGAATTGGTAATGCTGTCTCAGGCCTTGGGGGTGGGGCCTTTGAGATTGATAGAGTCACCCGGGCCCTTGGCCAGATGTCAGCCAAGGGAAAGATCTCAAGCCAAGAGATGATGCAGCTTGCAGAGCTCGGGATACCTGCATGGGATATGCTTGCCAAAGTGCTTGGTGTAACTATTCCCCAGGCAATGAAGATGGTGGAAAAAGGCGCTGTTCCAGCAGGTAAGGCAATCACCGGGTTTATAGATGAGTTTAATGTCCGGTTCCCCGATATGATGGATAAGCAGAGTAAAACCATACTAGGTATGTGGTCCACTATAAAGGACAATGTTGCAGGTGCTCTTAGGGTTATTGGTGGGGAAATCATCACTACATTCAAGATTAGTGAAAAAATGGAGAAGTTTATCGCGGCACTTAGTGAAATTGCAGTCCTCTTGCAGGAGAAAGGCCTTAAAGGTGCCTTGGCTGAGTGGTTTCCTCCTGAGACCCATGTAATGATAGGGGCAATTGCTGGGGGCCTTGCCTTAGGTTTAGTGCCTGCCCTCCTCTCACTAGCAGGTGCACTATGGCTTGCGCTAGCACCACTCCTCCCGTGGATTGCTGCTGGTGTTGCTTTGGGTGCAGTGGCTATGGTTATCTATAAAAACTGGGAGAAGATTACTGGGTTCTTCCAAGGCATTGGGGATGGAATTAAGGCATTCTGTACTAGGGTTAGCAATGCCTTTAATAACCTAGTTAGTGGGGTAAAAGAGCTCCTTGCACGTTGGGGACCATGGCTTCTTGCTGCTCTTGCTGGACCCCTAGGACCAATAGTTCTTGCCGTTGTTAGAAATTGGGATGCTATTAAGGAGGGTGCAGCTAATGCAGTACATGCCGTAGTTGAGTTCTTTAAGACCCTCCCGTCTCGGATATGGGGGGCAATTAAGGATCTGCCTTCACAGCTAGGTGAATGGGCAGGGTCAATGGCTAGTAATATCTGGACTAAATTTAAGAATAAGCTCGGTATAAAGTCACCGTCTTATATTGAGCAGGCGTTCTTCTCAATGAGGGATGCCGCCTACCAGTCCGCGGACCAAATTGAGAGCGCAGTAGAGCGGATGGCGACTGCTATTGAATCTGCAACCTCAAACCTCACTAAGAACCTTGATACTCAATTGAGTATCGTAGATGCCAAACTAGAACTCACCAGGAGGGAGATGGGGTTAACTACAGACTCACAAGAGTACATGGAGATGCAGGCCACGGCTTTGGGAGAGTCATTAGTTATACAGGCTAACAAGGTAGGTCTCCTACAGGTAGCATACGGCGAGATGGTTAAGACCCAGGGGGTTACATCTCAGGCCTCACAGGACCTCCTCCTAAAACTCTTAGAAGAAAAGCTAGCCTTGATTGACCTAAAGGCTGCAGTGGATGCAGTTAACGTTGCAATGCAGGCCTCCAATAAGATCAGGATAGACCAAGGTAAGATTTACACTAATCTTGGTGGTAACACCTGGGGAGAGGTTGGTAGAGTAGGACCCCCTAGAGATGTATATGATAGGCGTAATCAGGCAGAGGTGGATGCACTAGCAACTAAGTGGGGAGTGGATGTTTCCACTGGTGCATCTATGTGGGATGCCAACCAAGCTGCAGTTGCCGAAGGTCTAGTGCCTCAGTATGGTAGGGGTGGTATTGTAACCCATCCCACACTAGCATTAGTTGGTGAGGATGGTCCGGAGGCGATTATACCTATCAACAAGATGGCACCAAGTATCGTCGTTAATGTGACTGGCAACCAGGTAGCAAGACCCA